TCAAGCCAGTTTTTCTGGCTGATACACCAAGTCATTTTTTAAGATTGCATAGGCTGTTCGTACCGTTTTATTCGCTAATGCTATTGCAGCTATTTTCTTCCCACATCTCTCTATCAATGCCAGCAGCCATTGATCTTTGTTGGTTCTTGGTGGACGATTTACTACTTGGGTAATAACTGAAAGCGCTCCTTGAAATAGAGTTGAGCGGAGTCGCTTGTCTGCACTACGTTTTGAAATATGCCCGATTCGCTCTTTACCGCCAGAGGAGTGCTGCTTTGGTGTTAGCCCAATACTTGCCGAAGCATTTCTTCCGTTTGAAAAATTCTCACCTTTACCTAGTCGTAAGGCCAATCCCAATGCCCCTATAGGCCCAACACCTTCAAGCTTCATTAGCTTCTGACATAGCGGATTAGCTTTAATCGCTTTTTCTAATTGTTTTGTAAGATCATCAACATGGTCAATCTGAATGAGTAAATGCTCCCATAAACGCAAAAGCGCCGCTCGGAATTTATCAGGTAAACCATTTTCAGCGTCCTCAAGAACATACGGAATTTCTTTTCTTAGTACCGCTAGCCCTTGTGGAAGAATAATTCCAAACTCAAGTAACAATCCACGGATCTGATTACTTTGGGCAATCTGATTAGTTAGCGCTAAATTTCTGGCCCGTTCCATGGATTGCATAGCTTGTTTATCTACTGATTGAATTCGTATGCTATGGATATGATCGAGAGATGAAGCAGTAGCAATCGCAAGAGCATCGTTTCTGTCGGTTTTTTGTCTTGTTTGAAACCCTTTCACCGACCTAGCATTAATGACTTTGACCTGGTGACCCGCTTCTTTTGCATATCTCGCCCAATAGTGGGCACTGGAGCACGCCTCCATGGACACTAAAGAAAGCTTTTCTTTGGTTAAAAGCTGTTTTAGCTTTGCCCGACTTATCTCCCGATTATATAAAACCTTCCCTTGTGGGCTAACTTTGCAAACTTGGAAGACATTTTTTGCCAGATCAATGGCGATAATATTATATTTATTCATTGTATGGACTCTGGTTAGATTTTGGTCAACGTAAACGTAGCTCTCCGAGGAGAGGGAGTCCATACATCTTAGGAGGGCGGCACTTGGTAACAAGTGTCGCCTATCCGACAGAGACGTGCTAACAAAAATCTCCTTAAGGTACTTCTGCTAAATTCAATTTCCCATCTTCAAGAGTTGAATTCTCAATCAACTTGCGGTAGATTGTTCCAACAATACCAAAGCTGCCTCCGGGCGGCTTTTTTTGTTTCTGGACCCTGCCATTGGCGGGGTTTTTATTGGCTGTCGGGAGTTGAGATGCCATTGAAAGAGCCGGAGAGCTGGACCCAACTCCAATCCATAGGCCTTGCGCTGATGGCGATTTGGGGAGGGCTGGTGACTTATATCATCGATATTCGCAAAAAGAATCGTCCCTTTCGTTGGGTAGAAGCGCTGATGCAAATCATCGTCTCAGGATTTGCGGGCGCATTGTGTGCTTTGGCCGCAATGTACTTTGAATGGCCGCAAGAATTGGCGGGGTTTGCTTGTGGTATCAGCGGTTACGCTGGCTCGCGGATCCTTGCCATTTTTGAGCGCAAATTTATTAGCTCTATCTCAAATCAGCCTTAAAAGCAGAATGCTTTGTATTGCCCTCACATGCTTGGTTGGATGTGGGGGCTTTTTATTGGAGAAACGTCATGTTTGATGTGGTGTTCGAACGTCTCATGCCCCACGAAGGTGGCTTTCAATGTGACCCCAAAGATCGCGGCAACTGGACGGGAGGACGTGTCGGCGTTGGTGAGCTTAAGGGCACCAATCGTGGTATTGCCGCGATGACTTACCCACATCTTGATATCAAAAACCTCTCTTACGAGCAGGTGAAGGCGATTTACTTCGAGGATTGGTGGCAAGCACTCGGTATGGCGCGTTTTCGTCCGGCGATGCAATACCAACTTTTTGATGCTGCGGTGCAGCATGGTTGGCATCGTGCCGTGAAAATGCTGCAAAACGCAGTGGGTGAAAAGCCTGACGGCATTATCGGCCCGAAGACGCTGTCGGCGACACAAACGATGGATCTCAATGATTTACTGATGCGCTACATCGCCTATCGCATCACGTTTTACACCAAAGTATCGACCTTCAACGAATACGGACGAGGGTGGATGCGCCGAGTCGCGCAGTGCTTGCTGTTCGCCGCAGTGGACAATTACCTTTAAGGGGAACTTATGGATAAGCTAGGTCTTATTTTGAAAAGCCGCAAAGTGATCCGAGCGTTGGTGGCGTTATTGGCGGCACTGATGCTGTCATTAGGCTACCAGATATCGCCGGAGTTTCAGTCGCTGGTGTCACAGGCGGTGTGTGAAGTGATGGAATGTATCGAGTAACACCATGAACGAGTGGTTATCCCTTTTGATGAGGCTAGTGAATGCGATTTTGGATTCGATTAATCGGTCGCGTAAACAAGCGGCAACCGATTCTCCTAGTGAGCATATTGCTAATGGTGGTCTCGTGCAGCGCAGTGAGAAAACCTTCGCCGATGTGGCCAACCAACCTGACCGTGATTGAGCTCGCTGATGGCGGACTTTGCCTTGACCGAGCTTCGGCAGAAAAGCTTGCCGCTTTTAAAGCGGAATTAGAGTCGTTGTAAGCGGGAGTATTGATGAAAAGTATCGCGCATGAACTTACGGTATTGGTGGATAAATCCAAGCCGTTTCGTTCGTTATTGATAAAAGCTGAGGTGGGTGGCTCCGTCGAACTGCAATATGAGCTCGATGGTGAGCGGATCACCGCACAAACCTTTACTGCGACAGGTCACTATGAGCTGGTGATCTTGCGTAGCGGGTACCTTGTTCCAAATAATGCCCTCTTTTCCTTGGTGTAAGCATGGTCGATCAACAGCCACTTTGGGTACGCCGAGTCTTGGTGAGCCGCGAACGCTACGCCCCATATTTTGATGGTTTAACGCAATATGCCGTATTGGATAAACCTATGGTTTTCACTGGTGATTTTGATATTTCTATTGAGGCCGAAGGGTTAAGAAACGACAGTTTTCAAGCGCTCTTTTCTGGAGAGACGGTCGATAATTTCTTTCGATTGCTTCAAGGTGGCAGTGGGATCCAGTGCTATATCGGTGGCGCAATTGTCTCTTGGTTGACCAATCAGTTTGATGCGTCTCAGCCTCATCATTACCGGCTGAAACGGGTGGGGTCAGTGGCCTCAATTGGGGTTGATGGCGAATGGAAAGTCAGCCGTGAAGGTATTCAAACGCCGCTCACCGTCACTCGTATGATGCGCTCTTGGACCACTTCACTTTTCACCAGAGGGCAGATCCGCGAGCTCATCATTCAAGGGACGGTGTATCCCTTGGATCAGAAAGAGAGTGCCATTCAAAGAAGCCAGCCAGATAACGGCAATTCGCTGACCATTATCAATCACACCAAAGCGATGTGGAGACGTGTATGAGCCTCTATCAGATGTATGCTTTTCTTTCGATGCCTGAGTGGCAAATGTACTTTAAAGCCCGATTTCCTGATGCGGTTGAGGTTCAGGGCTATAAACTGGCGGTGTTTTTGAATACAGAAAAGGAGGTGCTGATGCGTCAGGCGAGCCAAGTAGTCGAACTGGAAACGAGCGCCATTATCACCGCACTGGCCACACAAAATCACGCCTGCATGATCTGTGATTACGCTGCCGCCGTGCAGGTTTGCCAGCATTTCGAGTCCAGCGAGCAATAGTCCCCATGAGTATTCAGTGCCGAGCCTTGTGCTCGGCTTTGTTGTTTTTGTCGCTAAGCGTTTTTTCGAGAGCGCTTAACCGCACAGACAGCGATACGTCTAATCAAAGGAGTCACCATGAATACCCATCAAGACACGATTGTCGTCACTGGTAATGAAACATTGGAAGAGCTGGAAGCTTTGCTGGAATCGATGGAAGCGGAAGAAAGTCGCCCAACTGTCGAGAAGGAACAAGACGCTGACGAGCACCTTGCTCCCTCTTCACAATCGAAAAGCGTGGAAGGTTTAGACGGCGATACCGATGCAGCCTCGCCAACTGCAGAGCCTAACGCAAAGCCAGACGGTATTCTTGCCAAAGACCAAAAGCACATCATTCCGATGGAAGTGCTCGAGCGAGAGCGGCAAGAGAAAGCTCAGCTTCGCCAAGAGCTTGAAGAGTTAAAAGCGCATTCAGCGCAGCTTGAGAAAGCGCAGCGCATGATTGATGTGCGTAATAAACAACTCGAGGAATTGGGCGTGGCGCCGGCTGACTTACCGGAAGATGTCACCATTGATGAAAAAAAACTTTCCGCGTTGCAGGAGGATTACCCCGAGCTCGCCCCCTTCTTTTTGGCCATGAATAACAAGATTGAGGCGTTGGTTTCCAGTGGCACGGTGGCGGCCTCGACCACACCACCGGTGACTGAAAGCGCCGCGCCAGTCGACAACGCTGAGTTGACAACCGCGCTACAAGCAAACGCGGATTTGCAGTCGTGGATGAGTGAAGGTGGGGCGCGTTGGAATGCCGCGCAGCAAATTGATGACCATTTAGCCTCAAGTTCTGAATGGGCGAATCGAAGTTACGCCGAGCGATTTGAAGAGGTAAGTAAGCGGGTACGACAGGCGTTTGGTGATGAGCCAAAATTGTCAGGCCAAGAGGCTCTTAGCGCGGCGCAAGAGGCAAGCAGTAAAGCGAAAAACGCTTTGCCTGCGTCACCGAGTGAGCTTGGCAATACTCATCGCGCGGGTGATTCCGAACTGATGAACCGGGTACAGAGTGCTAACCACGAAGAGCTGGGTAAATTGTTTGACTCACTTAGTGAAACGCAAATCGAGCAACTGCTTTATAACGCTGGATTCTAAACCCGTTTTTCAAACACCGAGCCTCAGCTGACACGCAGGGGCTTTTTTATTGGAGTGAAAGTATGACGACCATTACTGACGGCGTGAAGTTACAGGAAACCGCGCTGTTCAAAGCGACCCTGCGCAATCGCTCGTTTACCAACATGTTGACCGAAGATGCGCCGCAGAGTGTCACCAGTAATAGAAAAGGCAATGAGCAAACCTCACCCCATGCTCCCATTGTACGCTGCGCCGACTTAAGTAAATCGGCAGGGGATGAGGTAGAAATGCAGATTGTGCATGGTTTGACGAAAAAGCCGACCATGGGCGATCGCCGAATTGCCGGACGGGGTGAAAGTTTAGAGTTCGCGGACTTCTCACTGAAAATCAACCAAGGCCGCCATCAAGTGGATTCTGGCGGTAAGATGACACAGCAAAAGACTCGCCATCCACTGCGTAAACTCACTCGAGCTTTACTGCCGGATTACGTGAATACGCTGCAAGATCAGGTTACGACCGTGCACCTTGCTGGAGCGCGGGGGGATTATGCGACCGATGACATCATTGTGCCTTTAGAAAGTGATACTGAGTTTGCCGAGATCATGGTCAATGATGTCTTGCCGCCAACGTATGATCGTCACTTCTTTGGGGGCGATGCGACCTCCTTTGAAGGGCTCGATGCGGCGGATATTTTCTCGATTGAAACACTGGATAATATCGGTCTCTATCTTGAAGAGATGCCACATCCACTACAACCAATCCGTTTTAATGACGACAAGATGGCGGGCGATGAGCCCTTCTATTTACTGAGTGTTACCCCACGTCAATGGAGTGACTTCTATACCTCAACCTCAGGTAAAGATTGGCAAAATCTCACTGCGAATGCGATTTCCCGCTCGCGTAACTTTAATCATCCGGTGTTTCGTGGCGACTGTCTGATGCGGGGCAATATCTTGGTACGCAAATACAAAGGCATGCCGATCCGTTTTAATCCTGGTTCTGTTGTCTCGATTTCCAATAACGATAAAGCAGCCAGTGTGCGTCAAGTCAATGCGGCCACTACCATAGATCGCGCTATGTTACTCGGCGGGCAGGCGTTGGCATACGCGTGGGGAAAAACGCAAGGTGGCCAATCCTTCCGCTATCACGAAGAAGATGTGGATGCGGGTAACCGTACCGAAGTCACGGTGTATTGGATGAATGGCTCCAAGAAAATTCGCTTTAAAGACAAAACGGGTCGCGTGAACGATCACGGGGTGATTGCGCTCGATACGGCTGTGAACCTGTAGTGGAGTAAACGTGAATGACTCATCGACAAAGTGAAACCTTTAACAACCGTGTCTACGTTGGGGCGCACGGCAATTTATCACTTGAAGAAGGAAAACTCAGTGCCAAAAACACGCCTATCGACACGGTATTCGCTGTCTTGGAGCTGCCGATTGGTTTAAAGCTGACGGGGGTACGTCTGGTGACCAATGGGCTTGGAGCCTCGGTCAGCGTCGATATCAAAGTCAACGATATCGCCTTAGCGCTTGGGGAAGCGGTCGCCAATAAAGTCGCCAAGCAGATCCCGATCAAACCCGTGTACCTCAAAGAAAAGGGCATCCTGAACGTCACCATTAAAGGTGGTGTCGCCACAGGCGAGCTTCTCATCTTGCCGGAGTACGTCAACGTTGGGTATTAAGCCCAGCCACTGTAGAGAGGGAGGCAAGGAGCCTCCTTTGATTTTTGGGAGAGAGTGATGACGCATAAAATTGCTGTGGTCTATATCGGGCCTAAGCCAAAGAAAAAAGACACGGTCGCTGGCTCTAGGCTGGTGTTTCCGCGCCATAAGCCGGTGTTGGTTGAACAAGATTTGGCTTATCAGCTACTGGATTTTCCGAGCGTATGGATAACGGAAGAGGAGTTAGAGGATCATCTGAAGCTTCTTGATGAAAAGGCCCAAGCGATGGCTCATCAAAGGGCAGCGCAAGAAGCAATGCAGGAGGCAGAAGAAAAAGCGGCGTCCATGGTTGTCATGCTAAATGGTGAGGAGTTGGATCTCGATAAGCTCAACTCAGCCAAGTTAAAGACGCTGATCGCTGCTAATGAGCTCGATATAGCACCCAAAGGCGCGCAGGAAGAGGTGACAGAGTTTCGAGTAAGAGTGCGCGATTATCTGCGTCGCATGAGTGAAGAGAGTGAACCGGCAAACCTCGCGGAGTGATTATGGAAACCGTCGCTATCGAACAGTTTGTGCCTACCCTTCGGCAATTGGTCAATGTCGCACTTGCGCCATTACTGCACAGTGCTTTGCTGCAAGCTGGGCAAGAGTTTTGCCGAGAAAGTGGTCTTGTGCGTTACACGAGAACAATCGACAGGGTTAGTGCGCACCAAGTGGTCGCGATTGTGGGTAGCTCTGAGTTGAATTCACCGAGTGTTGGTCGGTACACCACCGCTGAGTTGATGGCGGTGGTGGATGATAAAGGCTTGGCATTAATCAAAGGTATTGATTATCTGCAAACCAGTCGTGATGAGCTGCGCTTTCTAAGGGAGGGGGAAGATCTTTTCATCCACTGTGCGATAGAGCCACAACGTGACTCACAGACCTTACCCAAAGTGCTTTGGGATGAGTATGGCCAAGCGATCTGTTATGGCGCAGCCCATTGTCTGATGTTGCAACCCGATAGTGATTGGCACAATCCATCGCTGGGTCGTGAGTATCGAACGTGGTTTGTTGAGGCGATCCGCTGCGCTAAGCGTTTTGGCTTAGAAACGGGTCAACAACAGGCCTTTACCAATCCGGTACGTCAACGGGAGTTCTTCTGATGAGCGTCACCATTAAAGGGCTTATTGATCGCGTTGCGCGCGATCTCATCGACGTTCGACATGTGCGTTGGTCGCGCCCAGAGTTGATGGACTTTGTGAATGATGCCATTTCAGCCATGGTGATTCGCCGGCCTGATTTATCTCGAACAACGGCGATGATCGAATCAAGTTCTTATCAGGTCAGTCTACCGGCGGATGCCTATCAAATTTTGGCGGTCAACCACATCAATCAACAGGCGGCGCAGTTTGTGAATATTCATAAACTCAATCAACTCTATCCAGAGTGGCGTAAAACCGCGGGGGTACCTGTTTGTTGGACGCGTAATGAGCTCGATGAAACCACCCTGTTTTTATACCCGTCACCTCAAGCGCCAGTCAATGTGGAGCTGGTTTACTCACGCACGTTACAAGTGGCGAGCGAAAGCGATGCCTTTCCACTGCCTGAGATCTATTTAGGGGTAGTGTCGGATTTTGTGATGTACCGAGCCTATAACAAAGATTCGCAAAATCCCGCGGAAGGCCAAAAAGCTCAGTTGCATTTACAAGCCTTTGCCACCGCGTTGGGCGATAAGACGGCCACCGATAATGCTAAGGCGCAGATGATCTTGAGCAGTGAAGGGGCACGTTAATGAGTTCGCCGTCGATGGAAGCACTGGTGAAAACGATTGATGCGCTCGAGAAATCCACCGCAGAGCTGGTGGATCTATACACTCAAGCGCTCTTTGGTGTGGATTCGAGTGCCCATGTGCTCAGTAGTAACGTCAACGCGAAAGCGCTGCAAGTGGCTGAGAATGCTATCACTACGACGGCGAAAGCAAGAGAAGCGGCGCTATCGGCGCACATTGCCACCGAACAAGCCTCACTCTCTGCGCTGCATGCCGACCGCTCTGAAGCGGCGACGCAGATTGCGGTGATTCATGTTTCGCATTTAAAAGCGCTGCCGACCTATGAGCTGACTGACGGGAAACAGTTTTCTGTCGCGGGGTTTTACGCGGAGAGTTATGCCGGCGGCGGCTTATTTGTGTTCGATAGTGAGCGAGATTTCTCGGAGCATAATGGCGCAGAGGTCATAGCATTGGATGCACTAAAAGCTTGGGATGGCGAAGAGCATACGGTAAACACATTTTTAAGTTGGTCGGGTGTGGGGCAAGGTTGCTTTGTGCAAATCGGTACGCAAACTCTGTATGCCAGCCAGTTTGTGACAGATCCCAATGATCCCGTCTCGGTTTATCGAGGACTCGATAGGCTCAATAAGCAGGTGACCCACGGCTCAATCATTTATCTGGATAGGCCGATGGTTGCGCCGAGTTCTGCACTCATCATCGACAAAAATCAGGTCAAAGTGATTGGTGGAGCCCTGACTCGAACGCTTGGTGCGACCGAATACCCATTTTGGGTTGGTCGTGCGGATACCCAAGTCGACGGAGTCACTTTTATTGGTCTTTCCTTGACAGGTGAGCGAGAGGATAGCAATCCGCAGTGGGGTAAGCAAGGGGTATATATTCGTCGGGCCACCAATACGGCGTTTATCGGCTGTCAGTTTAAAAAAGTGGGGGATGCCGCAATTCGACTGGCCGCGTCTCTCTCTAGCCATACTGTGGAGGGCGCTTTAGAGTCGCGAACCGACGGGGTTCAGTTGATTGGTTGCGTCTTTGAAGATTGTACGCAGGTAACCACCAATAACACGGGAGCGCAGAGTGTTATTTTCAGTGGCTGTGTGCTGCGGCGCATTGGCTCGGTGAAGTTCACACAAAGAAATTTAGTCAAAGGCAAACCCAGTCTGCTCATCGGCTGCTTATTTGATGATGTGTCAAAAATTATCGAGGTACAGGGTGGGGGCAATGTAGAGATAGTCAACTGCTCTGGGACAGCAGAAATGCTGATTGCCGCTTACCCAAACGCTTCCACCTTTGTGACGGGACAACCTATTCCTTACGGCAATATCCAAATTCGCGGGGGCAGCTTTGTATTGAGCTGCCCATCTGGGAACGCCTGTTATCTGGAAACCCTCGACTCTCCCAGTGGGGAAAGAGTGGTTAACTACGGCTCAGTAGAGATTTTAGGCGCGCAGATCACCTCGTTAAATCCTAATGCCCGCTTACTGCGTGCACACGCCAATCCTTCGGTCACGGCCTCGATGCATCCCAATATTAGAGTGGATGCATGCCAGCTTAATAATTTCATCGGTGATGGATTAGTCAGTGTGAGTCACAGTGTGGTGGATGAGTGGTCGATAGAGATAGCGAATAACCAGTGGGATGAGGTGAATCGCGTGTTGGTAGCCGAGCTGAGAAGTGGCGGTGATTGGTCCATCGATCTCTCCAATAACCGCGGCAAAGTTCGTCTAGGTACGCACAGTATTTCTCGTGCTGTTTTGGGGCGATTACTCAAAGTCCATCGTAATCGCTTGGAATGCAGCTCGAATGAGGGCAACAGTTTTGCCTTCTTTGATATGGCGTTCTTCGCGTTTGCCTTGGAATTGACCGAAAACGAGCTAGACGTGTCCCAGTATTGGCGACCTGTTTGCGCCTCATTTGCTCAGCCCAGCACTTCGGGATGCACCCTGAAAATGGGAGGCAATAAGCTTTATCTACCCGTCTTGGGGGCAGAAGGTACGCTGCCAAGACCTGTGTATGTCAGTGCTGGAACGGGGATAGGTTGGCATGGCGTTTTACAATGTTACCCAAGTTATGTGTTTGGAGAGGGGCGCAAACTCAGGGCTGAACCTGCAAGTGGCCTGAGTTTTGCGGTGGTTGAATTTGAGTTCCTCTGGGTGGGCAAAGAGGCGAGCCGCCGATTACTGAAAAGAGTCTTTGCTAACAACATCGCAGGCGTCAGTGGTGCTTGGCGAGTCGTCGAGGTGTACAGCGATGGCGTGGTGAGAAGCCATGGCCGGCACCAAAACCAAACCGCCAATGATTTTAACCTTTACTTTCCCTTTTCGGGGTCGACTTTACTGGCTGAGCCATTCGCGCCGCAGATCATTCCTGAAGAGCCTTGCTTACCTTATTTTGTGCAGCCGATCAGTAATGGATTTGTCGTCAGATTTATGAATTTAGCCGGTCAAGGCGTTTCGCCTTGGTTTCGCTATTCGGTGGAATACAAGGTGAGTCTGAATGAGCTCGCGAACTGGACGGGTGGCATTTAATGCAGGAAGAGAGATTGAGACATTTTTCGATGCAGTCTATGGCCGCATTGTTTGTTTTTGTAGGGTGAGCGTATGCGTATCGAGATCTCGACAATGAAAGGTGAAATTCCTCGTCTTGAGCCTCATTTATTACCAAACGAAGCGGCTTCTTTAGCGCTTGACTGCACTTATGAGCGTGGCGTGGTTGCGCCGATGCGTTCAGATCAAGAGCATGGCATCTTGGCGACCTCGTCACCGGTAACCCTGTTTTATTATGCGCATTCGCACTGGTTTACCTTTACTCAACGCGTGAGTGTGATCGCCAATCCGATGGCGCAAGATGCTTATCAACGAGTCTATTGGACAGGGCAAGGCAAACCCAAGGTAACTGCGCAAGATATTGCGGTCACTCAAGGTCAAATGCCAGCCGCGTGGTATGACTTAGGTGTGCCAAGACCTATGGGTAAACCCGTTGTGATTAAGGTCGATTCTTCGACCGGCGACAATCCCCCTGAGGGCGAGTTACCCGCGTACGATGATGAAGATAGGCTCTACATTCAAACCTACGTGACACGATTTGGGGAAGAGGGGGCGCCAGGTTTGCCGAGTGTGCCCGTATTGATTGAGAAACCCGGCTCGACGGTGACGGTGCAACTCGCGCCGATGTCTGTCAATACACACAATATCACTCATACTCGCTTGTATCGATCGGTATCCGCGAGCGGAGCTGGGGATTACCTACTGGTCGCTGAGCTTCCCGTCAGTCAGACCCAATACTTAGATTCTGCACGTAATGTCAATGGACCACCGCTTGAAACATGGGACTACGATATGGCCGATGCCAATATGCAGGGACTGTGCGCGATGGCGAATGGCATCTGCGCCGGATTTGCAGGTAACGAGGTGATGTTCTCCGAAGCCTATTTGCCCTATGCGTGGAGTAAGAGTCATCGTGGTGTCACGGATGATGATATTGTGGCCATCGCACCGATTGAAACGTCACTGGTTGTGGTCACTAAGGGTAAGCCGTACCTCTTTTCTGGCGTAACGCCAAGTATGATAACCAGTATGCGCCTTAACATTGAGCAAGCGTGTGTGAGTGCCCCTTCCTTGGTGGTGATAAACGGGATGGCGATGTATGCCTCGCCAGATGGCCTAGTGGCTATTTCGGGAACGAGTGCCACGGTCATCACCGAAGGCATTATGGATAGAGAGAGTTGGCAGACTTTCATGCCAACGACGATCAAAGCGTGGGTGGCTGAAGGCCAATACATCGCTCAATACCAAGGCGGAGCGTTTATTTTTGACCCGAGTACGCAAAGCCTGACGCGTTTATCGAATACTTGGAATAGTGCATTTCACTACTTGCATGACGATACGTTGTTTATTGCCAAGGGCAATACGCTTAACGCTTGGCAACGAGGTGATCAACTGGTCGCCATGACATGGCAAACCAAAGCTTTTCTTATTCCTCAGCACGCCTTTTTGACTTGCGCTCGCGTTGAAGCGAAAGCCCCTGAGCAGTTAAGTGTGACGGTCATCGTCGATGGTGAGGCGATTTTCAGGCTGGAACAGGGCGAGCTCACTCACGCGCCATTTCGGTTGCCTGCGGTGCGCGGCAGCCGATGGCAAATCAAGGTAGAAGGTACCAGTAAGGTCGAGCGGATTGTCATGGCAGATAGCCTCTCGGAGTTGTACTGATGGCAAAGCGATCGCCTTTTCGGGCAGGACGTTCACTCGAAGCGTTATACGAAAACGTCGAGATTTTAACCGGGCAGCGTGGGGATGGCCGTTACCGAGCGGTTACCGAAAAAGACGTGGCTGTGGTAAACGCTAAAAACGCGCAATCGAATGTGAGTCAAAGCGGTGAAGGTTCATCGGGTTTAGTTCAGATTCCGCATGCGCCTCACCATGTGCAAGCCTTTGGTGGGTTTACTGCCGTCTTGGTGCAATGGGATACGCCGCAATTCAGAGGGTTCGCGTATGCTGAAGTGTGGCGAGCCAATCACAATGACTTTTCCCAAGCCGTATTAATGGCGACGACGCCGGCTAATGTGTTTTCTGATGTAGTGAATGCGGGGAGCCGATTCTATTACTGGATTCGTTTTATCAATACTAAGAATTTTGCGGGACCTTATCATGATGTTAACGGGGTACTGGGTGAAACATCGCAAGACATTGGCCAAGTTATTGATGAGCTGGCAGAGCAGCTAAAACAATCCGAGCTTATCCAACTCTTGCAGCAAGAGATAAGCGGTAAAGCGCCACAGAATTTGCTGGAACAACTGGATAGTGAGCTGGCGGCTTCTGGAGAGCTGATCGCGCAAATCCAGCGCCAATTGAAAAGTGCGACAGAAACCTTCGCGGCTCAAGTGACTCAGCTTCATGTGTCTTCACTGGCAAGAGATGAGGCGCAAGCCGCGTTGAATGAAGCGAAACTTCTTGATGTCTCTCAGGTTTTTGCAAATGCAGATCAAGCATTAGCCGAGCGAGTGAATACTGTCGAAGCCACCGCGGGTAACGCAAAGGCCGCCGCGCAAACCAATACCCAAGCGATAGCGACCATCAATCAAGATGGGAGCGCGGCATTTAAGGCTATTTGGGGAGCGAAAGCGCAAGCGGGCGAGATTAGCGCTGGGATTGGTTTGATTGCTAAGAGCGATGGCACCAGCCAAGTGGCGGTCAGTGCCAGTCAGTTCTTTGTGTACGATCCTAATAAGCCCGGCGCCTTAGTACCAACGTTCGCGATTGATAATGGCGCGGTCGTGATCCCCAAAGCGATCATTGAAAAAGCGACCATTCAGATCCTACAAGCACAAACTATTGTGGCTGATGTGGTGAAAGCCGGTATCGAAATCGCTTCGCCTGTTATTCATACCGGTCAATTACGAGGTGGTGACGCAGGATTCGGTGCGGGTGGTCCTTATAACGGCTATCACACCTTTATTCACTCAAACGGCCTCTTACAAACCAACAATTTACAGGCCAATAATGGTTATTTTCGTGGCAACATCGAAGGAACAACCATTAATGGTGGTGTGATCAAAGGGGCGACAATTATCGCCAGCACTTTCTATCAATCGGTAGTGCTCTATACCACATTTGGGGATAACGCGACGACCAGCCTCTCTTATCCTTCTGCGTTAGGGGGCGGGTTAGTGGTCACCTCTGAATCGGTACGCGTGACCTTACCAGAAACCAGCTATTACAGTGATGGCGCGACCGCTCCGGTGGATTTTTTCCCAGCAGGGGATGTGTCCATCAACACCATGAACCGAGCACGTTATCGCACTATACCTGATGGAGTATTTAACTTTACAGTGAGGCGGCCAAGAATGGGCGGGTCTGGCTTTTTACAAATCTTTGTTCAGGCCATTAATCTCAGTGGTGGGGTCGTTGCAGAGGCAAGGATTGTTGGAACTGATACCGCCAATGCGGTAGGCACGACCGTAAATGTGGCAGGGGTCAGTTTTGCGCTCACCTACTACAGAGGAGGAGGCAATGGTTATGCCGTCGAAGAGGCGCACATTGCCAGTCGTCGTTCGCTCTTTGGCTATGGCTGGACTTACGCCGCTTCCCAGTCCTTACGTTTTCGGCTGCGCTTAACGTCGCTGCACGATGGTGCGGTGATCGTCAACATGTCAGCGTCTATCAATAACAGTATCGACCCAAGGTGATGGCATGATGGTGACAACTGAAAAAGAACAATATCGATTCTACTTCCAAGAAGAAGTTACCGACTGGAATACGTTTAATGCGGCTTATGATGCAGGGAATATCTCCGATGAGCTCTATTATGAGCGATTGGCGCTGCGGCAAACTTGGCTCGATGGCCATGAGGTCAATGAAAGAGCTTGGGCGCGAGCCGAACTTGCGGCTACCGATTTTATGGAGTTGCCAACGGCGACCTATCAAGGAGAGCGGTTAGTGACATCGCCAAAGCTGACTGAAATGTTGGCCTATCGCGAAGCGGTACGGCGTTATGATTTACGTGAGGAGCCTCGCCCTGTGAGGCCGACATGGTTTGTCGATGAGTCTTTATAAACTGTCTTACGAATCGTGGCGATACCGAGTATTGCCATTGATGGAACAGACCGAGCGGCGCAACCGGCACGCGTTCGCCAAGCAAGTGGACGAAGCTCTACTCAATGGTAGGGCTTCGCTGTTTTTGGTGGAGGAGGGATTGTTTGTCCTTGAGCCCAGTTTGGATAATGACGAGATGCAGGTATGGGTACTGTTTGCTTGGAGTGTTCGTAAAGGCGCGCTTAAGCGTCAGTTACCGAGGGTTGAACACTTAGCTAAGCGCATACAGGCCAAAAAGTTGCTGCTGAATACAGCCGTGAAATCTTTGCGAGTGAGCCTTATTGATAGTGGGTTTTGTTGTATCGAAACCGGTGATGTTGAGACTTGGTGCAAGGAGATCTAATGGGTGGAAAGAAGAATGGCCGCGTTCAGGAAACGGCGGCGGAAATCGCCGCTTCACAAGTCGCGGCGAAAGAGTGGAACCTTTACAACACAGAGCTCAAGGCGTTTGAAGATATCTTCATACAGCGAGTGAACAACCTTAACTCAGAGGCCAATATGGCCGACGTGAAACAGGCGGCAGATTTAAATTATCAGAGTGAGTACGGCAAAGCGCGAGAGGCAACGGCAGAGTATCTTACAGCATCGGGTAGTGATCCGAGCTCTGGAAAATTTAAAGCAACCTTAAGTAGCTTGGCTACAGACCAAACACTCGCTGAGGGCGACACCGTAAACCGCGCTCAAGTGAATGAGCAGGATAAGTATGTGGTGGGTAAGCAAGACGTTGTGGCCCTCGGTGCTGGCCAGAAAGCTGAAGGATTGGCAGGGATGGAAGAGACTGCGCGCCTCTCATTGAAAAAAGCAGCGGAAGATGCCGCGACCTCGTTTAATCGACGTAGTGGAAATGCTCAAGCGGTGGGTACGTTGGCAGGTATTGGAACCAGTATGTACATGAACCGCGCCAAGCCTGATAGCAGTTTTGTGAATGTCGATACCAAGACGCTGAAAGGTCAAGCTGGTATGGATCATAGTTGGGTTCTCAACAGAGGATAAATAATGAGCGTTCATGTTTCAGGTTCGGCGGCGCAAAACTACGCCAATATCACCAACGCCATGTATCAAGATTGGTTAGAACGATTTTATCCGCAGCAAAAACAGCTACTTGAGCAAACACAAAATGGTGAGTTACTGACACAGCAACTTGGCCGAGTAGGAGCCAATTTTTCGAGCGCGCAACAGAGTGCACGGCTCGCGAATGTTAACCAAATGGCACGTTTTGGCGTTCAGGCAGACACCAATCCTAACGATGACGCCAAGCTGTCGCTGGCGCAAGTGACGGCCAAGAACAGTTTGCGTGAAAACGAGCAAGAGCGTGCGATGAGTGTACTCAGTGGTGGCGCGAAAGATAAATTATCACAGCTTAAAGTGGGGTAATGATGGCATACAGTTTATTGAGTTTAGGCGCAGATACCCGTAAACGGGCGCTGGCAGGGATGCAAGAATCGGCGCAGCGCGAAGAGCAGCGAAATCAAACCAATCAAAGCCTCAAAGAAGCACAGCATACTAAGCGTTTATCCAGTGCAACGACGGGGGCGGGTATGGGCATGATGGCGGGCATGCAAGCGGGTAGTGTGGGTGGACCCATGGGAGCAGCGATTGGTGCGGCAGCAGGTTTGATTCTAGGAGAGCTTTTCTAATGCAATTAGATACTCGCAGTGCCGTTGATGGCGCGATCCGCGGATTTCAGGTCGCCGAAGGTTACTACCAACGTAAAGCGGATAATGAACGTCGAGATAAGCTTGATGAGCGAGCAGAGCAACGTTATCAAGATGAGCAATCTAGACTCTCTCAGATTGACGCAAAGAATGAGCAACGTTACCAAGATGAAATGATTTTTCGTCACGCTGAAACGGAAAAAGCGGATAAACGCTATCAAGATGGCCTCAAAAGAAAAAATGAGGATCGTATTCAGCGTTCTAGGCTGCTTGATGTACAGGTTGATGCGCAGAAAAGTGCAAAAGCACTTAGCCAATACCAGCTCAATCAGCAAAAGAAAATGGCTTATATGCAGGAGAATTTGCCGCTTATCCAATCCGGCCTCAAACGTTACATGGAAACCGGAGAACTTGATCCCTTATTTGAGCAGGAATACATCAAAGGAAGTGCTTACGACCCTCGTCGCTACACGCCTCGCGTGGTTCAGGCGGCCTTTGATATTGAATCGACCATGCCTAAAGTGCTTGAGGGATCTATTTCTTACCAAGACTCACAATTCACCAAATCGATGGGCGTGTTGCTTGAGCGTAATGTTAAGCAAGGGATTGGCGATAAAGATCCTGAATCGGGTAAGGTGATTAAGGATAAAGAGTATCTGCGTCATGACTTTGTGGCGGACATTGACCCGAATCGAGAGGGCGAACAACCGGGTGTAGTGGTAGGGCTAAAGGTGACTTATGAAGATGGCACGACCAAAACCGCGCCAGTAACCGAAAGCCGTTTGGCAGGTAGCCAAGAAGCAGTAAAAGTGATCCCGCTTGATGCGTTAATGAAAGACGTGACAGGCCAAATCCATATGGCCAAGCAGTTTTTTACCAACGAGCACTATGCCAACCTTTTCAATGTGGCAGAGACAAAATCACGCACTGAAATGGATAAGCAGTGGCGAGAGGCGGTGACAGAGCTTGAAAAAGACCGTACTGCAGCGCTGAATGACTTGTTGGATCCGACACCAGAGCAAATTTCCGTGGTTAATGCTCGCTTTGATGAAAGAAAATTGATGATTAATCAAGTGTATGGACGATTAGGTAACAATCAATCCAATCCTGATTCCGGATCAAATGCCGCGCAGAGATGGGCTGGCGAAGACCCACAAAAGCGCCAATTCATCACTGAGCTCACTCAATCTATGAATCTCGCAGAACTGACACCCGAAGCATTGGAGCATAACTATCAGCGAGCTCTGACAATAAAGGCGAACCACGAAGCCGAATTGAAGAAGCAGCAACAGTTAGAACGATTACGCCAAAGCCAGCAATCTCAAAAAATTTACGAGGATTCAGGGGTATACGGTGCCGCTAAACCAACCGATGGTAGAGACTCGGCTAAAACATAGTAACCACAGCTTACTCAATCGCCATGAGTAGAATACTGCGCCGAATAGGGAGTTGAGGTTTTAGAATTTCAGTTTTTTAAATTCAGGTTATAGATTGAATGATTATTGACTTTTAACATACTTACATCTGGTTGCATATTAAGTTGAGCTAGTCATAACAGAAAAATAAAGAAAACGAGAATAATGAGAGAAACGGACTAGATTGTTTAATGAAGTGCTCGTTGCTATACATTGAGGCGAGTACGACACAAAGTTTATCTTTTGGGTAAACATAAAAACTTAAACGTCAAACGGAAAGGTAACTCTCATGGCATATGCACAATGGGTAACTATTACGATTTACGCAACGAACTATGATGTGACGCTGAAAAATGTGAGCCATTCTTGGGGCAAGTTTTATGACTCAAAACAAATTGGTGTTGCTGGCGGTAGCAAAGATAACGAATATGAGCCTAGTGCGATAGATGGACACATTATTGAAAGAGGCACATCATTCTCGATTAATGCTTGTGGTCGCTCGGATGCGTCATCAGGTACAGAAGGCTCATTCGAACTATACGACGGCCCAACACACGTTGGGACCTACTCTTGGGATTGCCCTTGGGGAAGTAAAACAAACACTTCAACTTGGACGCCATCAGGCCCTCAGCCTCCATTGAATAAATACATCACTTCTCAAACGGGGGCTAACTTAGACTCCGGAGCGCTTGGTACGGTAATCATCCAAACTACCCAGATTTAGCGCAGCATTTTTTGGCAATTGAATATTCAATGTGGCATACGCTATTTATCTGGTTTGAGGAAAGTAACTTTTGTACTTAAATTTGATTAATCAAAAGGAAAAAATAATGGGATTATTCAGTACTATTGCAAAGGCTGCTACAACTGTAGCTTCAAAGGTTTTATCCGAGGTTCTAAATCCATTATCTATAACTCAGGTCGATGGGGCTAGTGGAACTACGTCGACGTCTTATAAAATGGGAGCCGTAAAGTGGATGTTATATAAGTCCATACCTTACGTAGTAAATAATGCTGATGGAGCACCGATTGGCATAACCTTTATGAAGACGTTTACGAATGAAAATGGTCAAATGCAGGTTGACTCCGATTACATACAATTAGATTTTGATAGTGATAAAGTCGATGTTTCAGAATATCTATCAAAGTATAATACTCCAACTAGTATGGTGACTGTTGCACCTGAAGACTTAGATTCAGCATCTAGTGTCTCAGGAGCGTTACGGTCAACTTTAAGTCCTTTGAAAAAAATCACCTCTAGTATATCAGAAATTAAAATTAATCAGACATTTAAAACGGGTACTAATATTTTTTGTACCTTGAGAAAGGAAGGTGACTTGTATGGCATTGATATTTCTTCTGTTGCGAAAGCTGAACATTTTGTCGTTAACATTCAAGCTCTCTATGGTAATGAAGTCGTATTAGCAACTTATGATCGTGATGATCATCAGAAAGAAGATGGTTCAGGAACTCATATATTTATAGAGTTTCCTGAAGGCACTGATTTCCCTAATGACACAGCAACAAGCCTTTTCGTCGAGGTAATAGTTGACCCAAGAGCACATGCTCATTTTGTAAAAGGAGCCGTAAGAGGCGAGCCTAAATAAATGGAGCTAAGGCCCCAATAACAAGGGGCCTCATAAAAGAGTAAAAAATGAAAGAACTAACAGTATTAAGAACGTCAAATCAACATGCGATTTTAACAGCAACATTTTATGGAAACCCTTCAGAGGATACTCTTATTTTTGAGTATATATTAAAAGGAGTGAACGAACAATCATGGGGGTTTAATTACAAGCAAGTCAGCGTGATTTTAGCTGGTCAAAGTGTTGCTGTCAGGGATTGTAGCATATATAACTGGGCAGGGACATTTGATATCTCTAACTATAAAAACTGGCTATATAACTTAGAGCTTTTCTCTAGTGCAGAAGAGTTACGAAAGGAAATTTTGGGTTTATTAAATTATTCTCTTTACGGTTCACAGTTATCCAAGGAAGTTTGAAATGAAAAGAGTCATTATATTGGGGATTGCTCTTGTAATTAACGGGTGTGCCGTAAATGCGGTAGACAGCAGAGATAATCTAGATCTTAAAAGCTTGGCAGATCCAAATGATAAAAACCCAAAGATTTTTACACTTCCGGTAGGGCAAGGGAATTGCCAATTGCTAACTTGTCCAACTAGCCAAAAAGCTATGATATTTGATTGTGGTAGTACAGGGATAAATAAAGAGCTTAAAAATAAGCACAACTTAATTAAGTGGAGCAAGAAGGAGATTGTTAATAGGCTTGTTTCCATATTTGATAATGAGGGTATTAAAAGATATAATATCATATTAAGTCACCCTGATGCAGATCATTACAATTATATCACGGAGATAATATTGCAACTTTCTAATGAGAGAAGTTTGCTTCCTGAAAATGTTATACTAGGAGGAGAACTCGAAGATTATAATTCTGAGTCTATGAATAGTTTATTGACCTTCTTAAAAATGGATAAATCCTTAAAAGTTATAACCTTTGATAATCGATACAGTAGTACTCCAGGCGCACCATTAAAGGAACTCAGTTGTGATAAAGATATAATTAATTCATACATATTGGCTGCAAATGTAGGTACAAAAGATAATGACAAAAGTATAGTTGTTGCTGTTAATATTCCTGAGAAGCATTCTAATGGATATATCTCGAACCGCTTTGCGTTATTCTCTGGGGATATGACAAGTGAAACCGTTAAATTTATTAAGAAAAATCCTATCATATATATGAAGAACGTTGAGCTAGTAACTGCCCCACATCATGGAGAATACAATACAGATGTAACAAAGCAATTGGCAGACGCAACATATACAAAAGTCCTTCTAGTGAGTTCTGGGCCTAGGCCTGATTATGGCCACCCCTCCTGTAATACGTTAAATGAGTTTAACAATAAAACGCAGTTGATAAATACCGTAAACCATAGGATAGGTTGCTTTGAAAAAGCAGATACAATAGATGGTAAAAAAAATGTTTTTTCCCAAAAAGATATTTATGGGCGCGGTGTATTTGAAACCTTTGAGTCAGGTGAGATAGTAATCGAATTTGAAGCAATGGAGATGACTCCTTCGACAAAATTAATTCCTAATTAATAGGACTGCACTGAATTTGTTTAATCGTTTAAGCTTAGATAATATGGATAAAGCACTTGAAGCCTTCGCTCGCGAAACCGTTAAATACATCAATAATGAAATTTAGCTTGATGAATTTAGAAAATGCTCCTAGGTGACTACTAAAACTGAACCAAGCTAATCCAATAGACATTTTTCTTAATATAGGACAAACGTAATAAGGTACTGGTTGAGTATCAGATGTAGCCTGATACATCCAAATAGCACGTTAAACGGGTAATTCTTTGAGCAATTCATGCCACCACTTTTCCCGACTTTAATTAAAAAAATTATAAATCAGAGTGTTATATTAACCAATTGACTTCCTTGCTTTACGTTTAGTAGCTGTACATTCAAAAATGTGGTAGCGTTTCCCACACTAACACCAGTCTACTAATTAAGCCGCTGCCCTTCGGGGTGGCGGTTTTTTTATGCCTGAAATTTGGAGCCGCACATGCAAGACAAGAAGTTATTGGGCTATGAACTTTCACCAAAATCGACCATTAATGCCTCTACGGATATGAGTCAGTCTGCCTTTTTACCGAAAGGCTTTCAGTTTGAAGCCCCTAAAGCGCCGCAACGTAACTACGATGTGACGTTAGGGGATACCGCTAAAGCCGTCGGTAGTGGCGCTCTGCGCTCACTGGCCGGCCTTGGTGAACTTTCGAAGAACTTCCTTGGTGTGGGTGAGAGCTTTCGAGATTTGATGTCGTCTGGCTCGGATTCTCTGCAAGAGAGTATGACTCAAGATGGCCGTGACGCTCTGAACTCCCGTATCTTTGAAGAAAACGAAAACGGCAACCCGACGTTTTCCGAAGGTGCGGCGGATATCGATGTGTGGGCGATGAAAATCGCTGACGGGCTAGGTTCGCTGGCGGCCAACTTTGCTGGTGGTGGTTTTGCAGGTGCGGGTGCAAAAGTGGCACTGCGCTCAACCATTACTAAATCGATGCTGAAAAAGGGCATGACAGAAAAAGCTGCGCAAGCCGTGGCTGATAAAGCCATCTCTCGAATGGCGGCCACCGGTGCGGGTGCAACGGGGGTAGGGACGTCGCTCGGTGGCGCAAGCATGGATGCGCGTGACGCGGTAATGCAGATGGATAGCTCATGGCTTGCGGATAACTCGGAGTATTTTCAGCAATCCTTGCTCCGCCTTGCGGATGATCCGCAATATCAGGGGATGAGCGCAACGGAGTTATTCGATCTCGCTAAGGAAGAAACCGCCAGTTATGCCAGCTTGCAAATGTCTACCGACCCGACCGCCGTGGCGGCCTCTGTCGCCGGTGCGATGGGTGATAAGTATTTGTTTGGCGCGTTACTCGGCAAGATGGCTAAAAAAGGTGTGGTTACCGGTGCAGCGAAAGGCGCACTCACCGAAGGTGGCACGGAGTTTATTGAGGGCTATGGTCAGACTTATGCCCGAAACCAAGTAACCAATGAGGTGACGGGACAAGAGATTGACCCTACGACCGGTGCTTTGGTCGATGGCTTGGAAGGTGCGGTGATCGGTGGTGCGCTCGGTGGTCCTCTTGGTGCTGTCGGTGGGTATCGAGCTAAAGGGCAAACGACTGAGAATACGCCCGCGCAAACGAACCCACAGAATGTCAGTGATACTCAAGAGCAAGAGATCGCAGAGCAAGCCGCAGATGAAGCGCAAGCGATGCCTAACAATGGGGATGCGCCTGCGCAAACTGCTGCGATGAATGCGGTTGATCCTACGTTGAACCCACAAGGGCAATACGATGAGTTGCTGCAAGGTGCGCAGCAAAGACAAGCGGATAATGGCAGGGATGCCGCGCTCCGCGCTCGCTTTGCGCAAAGTCGCCAAGGGCTGACTGAGCGTGGTGTGCTGCCAGAGCGCAACGCTTACCAAGAAACGATTGAGATGGCTCGCGCCGTAGATTCCACGCGGGCTGCGGAGATTGAGCAATTCCTGAAAAGTGAAGAGGCGGAACAAAATCCAGAGTTGACCGCACAGCTAGAGCGAGAGTACGAGTCTCTTGCGCAAAAAGGGCGTGATCTCGATATCGACCCGACGTTAACCCAAATTGAACACCGCCAAAACCAAAACCGTTTGGATATGGCCAAGCGTGAAAAACTGCACCAGCGTATCGAGCGCAAGCAGAATGAGTACCAGCTCGATGATACGGTAAGCTCACGCAAAGCAGCGATTCGCGCAGAAATGGTGCCTCAGTTACTCAAGGAAGACCGCAATAAGCCTGAGCTTCTAGAGCGCATGGTGGAACTGGAATACGCCCGCCGCTACCCACAGCCTGAGAAAGCGAAAGCAACCGGCGATCAGGATAATGGTTTAGCGCAGTTTAAGTCTGCCCGTTTTGACCGTGATACGGCGCAAGCGGTGATTGAAGCTAAGGCGCAGGAGAGTAAAAACGCCGCGCAATTGGCCGCCGCCCAGCGCGAAAGAGACAGCCGCCCTGCTTCACCGGATGAGAATCCAGCATGGTTTGGTGTGCATCCCGAATCGGGTGAACGCACGACACGCGCTTTTATGCGTGATTTGGCCAACCAGAAAGGGCAGGCTCAAGCTTCTGAGCGCCAAATCGATCTCGATGCGCGCCGTGAGCGTTTAGGTCAGCCGTTATCGAGCTTTGTGGAACGCCCTAACTCTATGAAAATGCGTGAACAGGGCAAGACGCCTATCCGTGACTTTGCGGGGATTGCGGGAAAAACGTCAAGAATGTCGAAGCGTTTACGCAAGCGCTTAAGTCGTGCTAAAGGCTTCGATACTGATGCGGTTTTAGCGGAGTTTCAAAACCATGAGAAGCGCCTCGCCGCCTATGAAGAAGCCGCCCGTCGCCGTGCTGACTATGAGGCGAATCTGCCTGAGAATATCGAGCGTCGTAAGAATGCCGAAGCGCTGTTTAAAGAGTTTGTTAGCGACACTGAGGCGCGTACCTTTGCTGAGAACGAAATTACTCAGACGATCAAACGAATTAATGCGTTAGTTGATGCCTCGCCACAAGGTTCGGTATTAGAGCTGGACGGGCAAACCAGCTCATTACCGGTTATTAAAAAGCAGATGGCACACAGTGTGCGTAATTTGGCGAATCAGTTTGTGGGTAAAACCACCGCGATGATGAATGCCGCCGCGCTTAAAAAGGAGGCTAGTACACAGTCCGTAGGAAGCTTGGACGAGCCCAATATCATTCGACAAGCAAAAGCAGTGATCCGCGAGGTCATTGATAACAATGGTGGAGCCAAACCCAAGCTTAAAGGCGTACGCGAAGCATATCGAGATAAAGGTTTTACCGCAAAGGCGCTGCAAGAAGCGCTAGGCGATAAGTCCCTTGCGGATTTCGAGCGTGAGCAAAAAGAGAGGTATAGCGATAAATCAAAGATATCTCTTCGAGCAAAGCAACTTGTTTATTCTGAACTAGAATTGAAAAAAAATAAAAATGGAGAAGCGTACCATGGCAACGAAACCTCAAATACAGCACGATCTGATGAGAGACCTTCGAGACAATTCGAAGTACAAGAAAATGACTACCGACGAGTTGACACCAATCGCCAAAGTACTGGCGAAAAAAGCGTTCGACAGACAGTCCCAACTTATGAAGTCTGGAGTTCATTACCTGACAGCGGAGAGCGAAGCGTATCGAGAGACGCTATTGAGCGCCTAGCGCTCGATGAGGTGGATAACCTCGCCAATGGAACTGCTACACAAAGGATCGCCGCGAATATCGCGGCGATTCGCTTAATGAAGGATCTCACTCAGTCAGGAATGCCCGCGACGCTTGAGCAGAAAAAGGTACTGGCACAGTATGTGGGATGGGGCGGCCTCGCTTCTGTGTTTGATAACACGAACACCTCCAAAGCACAGCAAGCCGCGCACCAAGAGCTAAAAACGCTGCTGACAGAAGAGGAATACAACAACGTTCGGATGAGTACCCGTAACGCCTTCTACACCTCAGAGGCCGTGGTGAAAGGCATGTGGAGTGGCGCGAAAGCGTTGGGCCTTGGCAACAGCCCGATGAATGTGGTCGAGCCATCGCTGGGTTCAGGTAACTTTATTGGTTGGCAACCGTCCGACATGCGCGATCAATCGCGCTGGTTTGCCTCCGAACTCGATCCTGTGATCGGCAATATTGCCAAACTTATCTACCCCGAAGCCGATGTTCAGGTTAAAGGATTCCAAGAAACGCCGTTTAAACACGGCGTTTTTTCTTTGGCGATTGGCAACCCGCCTTTTGGTAGTCAGTCTATCCGTGACAACAAGAACCCTGATATTTCAGGCATGGCGATCCATAACTATTTCATCGCGAAATCAAGCAAGCTTTTGCATGAAAATGGTTTGCTGATGATGGTAGTGACAAACCGCTTCCTCGATACGCTGAACAAAAACCACAAACAACTGAGCCAAGAGCTGGATTTTGTCGGCGCGGTGCGCCTGCCGAATACGGCGTTTAAGAGCAATGCTGGTACGGAAGTGACCACGGATATCGTGGCGTTTCGCAAGCTTAAGCAGGGGGAAACGGCCAAGAATACCGTTTGGACGGACGTAGACGGCGAGGTGAACGGTTTTCGTGTTAACCAGTGGTTTGCGCAAAACCCGCAATACATCCTGGGCGAAGTCGCGCAAGGCACGATGTACCGTGGGGATGAGAACGAATCGACGGTTAACCCTGTTTCGCAACATGCGAACCTTGAGCAGTCAATCAGCAAAGCGCTGGCCTCACTCGCACAAGGGCAAGATTTAGCGTTAACCCCTGAAACCAAAGATGCGATTGCCGGTGAGGTGATGTTGGCGGAATCCGACCTTGCGATTGGCGGCATGATGGTGAACGCCGACGGCAAGGTGATGCGCCGTGGCGACGATCACCCGACGAATGGTGCTCAGGTTTATGAAGTGACGCCCGATTCGATTTGGAGTGATGACGGGTGGCGGTTGGATTTAGCCCGCCATTATGTGGAACAAGGCGATAAAGCACGCCTACAACAGTTCGCGGACAACGAGTTTCTGAATAAAGGCAAAATCAAAAGTGATTTTACTGGCTCAAAACTCAAAGAGAGCGCGGTCAAGGCGGTGCTGGCTTACCTCACCGGACAGCAATCCAAAAACCAAGCTTTGAACGCGCTTGATGACGTCATTGATAACACGCGCCTTGGTCCTAATAAGTTTCGCAAACTGAAAGCGATGCTGACCATTCGCAATAGCGCACTGGCACTGCTGCGCGCCGAGAAAACCGGTGCGGGGGATATCGAGCGTCTGCGTCAGCGCCTGAACGTGCAATACGATGAATTTGCTCAGGCGTTTGCGACCAAAGGCAAAAACAGTAAGCCCGCGACGCTGACTGAGAGCTTGAATCTTCTCGATGGCGATACAGGGATTGAAGCGGGCTTAGATAGTGTCAGTGACAGCGGTGAGGTCACTAAGAGTGATCTCTTCTCTAAACGTTTGCTCTTCCCTTACAAGCGCCCTGAATCAGCCAACAATGTGGCGGATGCGGTCAACTACTCGATGCGTGAACGCGGTAAGGTCGATATCGAGTACGTGAGCGGTTTGCTCGGTCTTGGTCATGATGAGGTGCTGGCGAAGCTGACCGAAGGTGAAAAGCCGTATTTGTTGATGAACCCTGAAACGCAAAAGTATGAGTTCATCGACGACTACTTATCGGGCAACGTGAAGGCGAAGTACCAAGCGGCGAAGAGCTCAGGGTTAGACACCAACCTGAAGCTTTTGGAAGCCGTGATTCCTGAAGACAAAACGCCAGAGCAAGTGAAGCCCTCTATCCGTGCAACATGGATTGACTCTGATGTGTTTGAACGCTTTGCCGAAGCGCTAGGTTATAAGGCGACGGTGAATGTTAACCGTCATATCGGGGCTATTTCAGTTTTGGGCGAGGCGGGCGGCTCACTGAGTGCATTAGGCTCACAGTTTAAGCATGACCGCGCCACACTGGCGGATTTATTGAACTCTGCGGCCAATGGTAAATCGCTGGTGATTTACGACACCAATGGCAAAGAGCGCACCAAAAACGAGAAAGCGACTAAGGAAGTTAACGCGCTGGCCAACAAGCTCGCTTCGACGTTTGTGACGTGGGCGAAAAGTGATGCGCAGATTGCTAAGCAAATCGCCGATAACTTTAACGAGCGGATTAATACCCACGTTAACCGTAAATACAACGGGCGTTTGTACCTGCAAACCGTCGGGATGAACCCTGCGGTCGATATGCGTAAAACCCAGCTCGATGGCGCGCTTCGCATGATCCAGAGTAAAAATACGTTACTCGATCATACCGTGGGGGCGGGTAAAACCTTTACGGCCATTACTGGCATGATGGAGCGTAAGCGTCTTGGCCTAAGCAAAAAGCCGATGGCGGTGGTTCCGAACCATATTCTAGGCTCATTCCATAAAGATATTTTGAAGCTCTACCCGTCGGCTAAGGTGCTGGTCTCGGATGATAAAGCCTTTACGGCCAAGAAGCGTAAGCAGTTTTTCTCACGCATTGCGACTGGCGATTACGATGTGGTGCTAATGGGGCATAGCCATTTGCGCGCCATGCCCAATGATATTGAGCATTTTCGCACGGTGATTAACGAGAAAATTGACGAACTGCGCAGCGCACTGGAAGAGGCGAAAGCCGAAGCTAAGCAGTCTGGGCAGCGTGGGGCGACAGTCAAACAGATTGAGGACTCGATTTCCCGTCTACAAGACAAAATCAAAGAGAAAGAGGAAGCGCTGAGTAAGAACGCTGACCAAATCGGGTTTACCTTTGGGGATTTGGGCGTGGATTACTTGGTGGTCGATGAGGCGCACGAGTTTAAAAACCTGACTTACGCGACACGCACTGACCGTGTAGTGGGGATGAACGATCCGAAAGGCTCTGAAAAGGCGCTCGATTTGCTCATCAAAACCCGCAGCATTCAGGGCTTAGAGAACGGTGGCGTGACCTTTATGACCGGTACGCCGATTTCTAACAGCTTGGTCGAGGTGTACACCATGATGTATTACCTTGGCCACGACACGCTGAAAGAGCTGAAAATGTCTTTCTATGATGCGTTCGCTGGCTCGTTCTTCAATACCGAAATCACCTTGGAATACACGCCAACCGGCACGGTGAAAGAGCGCAGTGTGTTGAAGGGACTCAATAACATGCAGCAACTTTCGACCCTGTATCGTCAGTTTGCCGATGTGATCACCCAAAAAGATATGGTGAACATCTTCCGTCAGGATGTGGAGGCCAAGAACAAGGCGACGGGCGAGAATAAAGCGACCCGATTCCCTATCCCTAATATCAAAGGCGGTAAACGTCAGCTTAACATCGCACCGGCGACCGAAGCGCAGCGCGAGTACAACGACTATCTGATTGCCCGTATGGAGGCGTTTAACCAGCTCAAAACCAAAGAGGAGCGGACAGCTTACGCTAAGATTGATAACCCACTGTGGGTACTGACCGATGCGAAAAAGGCCTCGCTCGATGTGCGCTTGGTGGACCCGACCGCACAGCGTGACCCAACAGGGAAAGTGGCTCGCGCCGCCGAGCGGATCAAATCGATTTACGACCAGTGGCAGGACGATAAAGGTACACAACTGGTGTTCTCCGATATGGGGACGCCCGCGAAGTACGCGATTGCAACGGTGAAATCAGACCTTAAAAGCTTGGCGGAAACGGTCTTAGGTAAGGGCAAAGCGGCAGCGTTTATTTCCAGTCGATTGGATATCTACGAGGGGGAAATGCCGTACTCGCAAACGCTAAAAGAGTTGGTTGATAAGGTGAACGCTCAAGCGGAAACCGGCGAGATTGATGCTGACCAGTACGAGAAGCTGGAAGAGCAGATCCGCGAACTGACAGCCTCTACCATGACGGCGGATACCGGCTTTAGTGTGTACGATGACCTGAAAGCCTCGCTGATGGAAAAGAGCATTCCCGACGATGAGATTGCGTTTATCCACGACTACAACACTACGTTGAAAAAAGAGGCGCTGTTTGATCGCGTTCGCCGTGGTGAGGTACGGGTATTGATTGGCTCATCGATGAAGATGGGCGCGGGAACCAACGTGCAAAATCGTTTGGTGGCCTTGCATCATATGGATGCGCCTTGGCGTCCGTCCGATATGGAGCAGCGCGAAGGGCGAATTGTGCGTCAAGGCAATGAGTTTTACCAACGTGCCGCGAACGCGGGTAAACCGGAATTTGAGGTTGAGTTGATTGCGTACACCACTCAAGGTTCGAGTGACCCTGTGATGTGGCAAATCCTAGAGCGTAAGGCGGGCGCGATTGAGCAGTTCCGTAACGGCGAGTTAGATCAGTTTGTTGAAAACAGCAATTCGGATGCGGATAGCTACGCGGAGTTTAAAGCCGCTTCAACCGGCAACCCTATTTACCGTTTGAAACTGGAATCGGACGCTAAGCTTTTGGATTTAGACAGCTCTTACACCGCGCAAGCCAGCTCGATTGGCGCGGCCAAGCGTTTTGTAGAGCGTTTTGACGATGAGAAAGCCGCGATTGAATTGCGCCTTGAAACGCTGCGTCAGGCCGATATCACGGAGTTTGATGCACAAGCGTTCACCACGCTGTACCGTGATGCACAAGCCGATTATTTAGCGGCGGATAATGAATACGATGCGGCGATGGCGATTTACTCTGAGCTGGATGCGAAAACCCGCAAAGAGCGCGGCTTGAAGAAACCGCAAAAGCCTAAGCGCCCAATGATCCATGAACTGGATGATGAGTATTCCATCGAGCTGAATAAGTCCATCATTCAGCCAGCGATTGCGGCGGTCGAGCAATCTCGGCGTTGGCAAGGGGAAATCAAGCTGGGTAAGCAATTGGGCTTGGTGATGGACGTGGATTATTTCACCCATGAGGGAACGAAAACGCCTCTGATTGACGTGCGCTTGGTGGATGGCAAGGGTAAGACCATCGACTATATGGCGCGAGGGATGCAAAGCAGTTCGATTGTGCAGTCGCCTAAGCTGATGAATGCGCTGCACCTTAATGCGATTGCCACGGCGTTAAATGGCGAGCAAGAGCGCTTCGAGAGAAAGCTGCAAAGCTTGCAAACTACGCTCAAGGATTCGCGCCAGATTGCCAAGATGGATATCACCGCGCTCAAACAAGAGCTGGATGAGGCGAAAAGCCGCAACCTGTGGTTGTCGGTAGAAGCCTCGATGGCCGATATCAAAGAAGAGCTACGCCGCAGTGAAACGCCCAACAAGTTTGTTGACCGTGAAAAGCTGCGCAAAGTGAAGCGCTCCACCTTTGACCCGAACTCTATCCGCCCTGAAACGGTTGAGCATAACGGCCAGCGTTACCAGACAGTGGGTGTGCGCATTCCTTATCCCGGCTGGCAATACGATTCAGTGATGCCGGCGCTCGATGCTAACGGAGATTATGTGCATCTTCTTCTTTCACACAACTCGAAAGTGGGGGAAGCGCCGGTATTGTCTGAGGTGATACCGCAACCGACTCAAACGCCCAAAGCGGAGTATGCGTTTTTAGCTGAGGCTAAAGCGCGCCATGAAGCGCGCCAAATTGAAGAGGCCAAACGCGAGATAGGCTCGCCAATGGATGAGCCGTCGGGGGATTCAGCGGCGAGTGATGGCGTCGTCTTGTTTAGTCGTACCAGTACGAATGCAGGGCGTACCGGGGTGAAAACCGGAAAGATAGCCGGTGGTATCACTGTGAAACGGAGCACCATTGATGCGGTGACTCGCACGGCGCTCTGCAAGCTCGGCCTCAAAGACTTCACGCTCCGCTTTGAGACGGTGGATACGGAGGCGGATCTTCCTGATTATGTAAAAACAGCCATAGCCAAGAATGATGCCAAAGGCGAAGTGTACGGGCTTTATGACACCAAAGAGCACAAAGTCTGGTTGGTCGCTGAAAAACATAATTATGCCTCAGAGGTAGAAGAAACGATTTTCCACGAAGTGGCTGGTCACGTTGGATTAGCGCGATTGCTCAAAGAAGGTAAGGCGCAACCGGATATGAATACCCTAGCCTTAAGGTTAGGCGGCATCAAAGGGATTCAACGGCTTGCAGAGAAAAATGGTGTGGATTTAGCACCTTACTTAAATTCCGCGCAGACGCTCACTAAGGCAGATGCCGAGGAAATTCTGGTACAGGAGCTGGTGGCGCATCTTGCTGAGCAGCAAAAGTTTGCGACCCCAATTCAACGTTTATTGGCGAAAGTGCGCGCTATGCTGCGCTCGTTATTTGGTTTTATTTACTCTCCTGAGTTTAAGAATAATGAATTACTCACCTTGGTATTCAAAGCGAAGGAGCAGCTAAAAGCGCCGCCGCCAAAAGATAAGGTGACAAGACCTGAGAATAATACGCTGTTTTTCTCTCGCTCAAGATCGCAGGGCGTGCCAGCGGATACGGCATCTACTTCAAACCAGATGAGCGCCGATGAGGCGCTGGCTCAAAAGCAAAACGCTTTGGTGAGTAAAATCAAACAGGCGCTGTATGGTGCGCCGGTGATTGGGCAATCACTCGATGCGCTTGGCCGCAACAAATACACAATGTTGACGCTGCGCCAGATGGGGGAAGTCTCCACCGTTATTGATAAGCCTTTGGGCAAGATGATTGACGCCTACCAAGATGAAATCAACTCTATGGTGGTGACACAGAACATGTTGGCCGAAGAGGCGGCCAAGATTGCCGAAGACCTTAGCGATTGGGCTAAAGCGAACCCGAAAGAGGCGGATGAACTCTTTTCTTTTGCGCACGAGGCGACCTTGGCGGATGTGGATCCGTCGGAGGCGTTCCAATCCCGCGAGGAAGAGCTGAAAGAGAGTATTGCTAAGCAAGAGCGGATTTTGAAAGAAGAGGGCGGCTTAAACAGTGAACGTGGCTCTAAGGCTTGGAAAACCCTTCAAGAAGAGCGAGAGCTTTTGAAACAAGAGCCAAACCGCCGCAAGCGCCATGTGGAGTTACGCCCCAAATTTGCCCGCCTCAACGCTGAGCAGAAGCGCCGCTATCGACAAATGCGCGATCACTATCGCGCTCAATCTGAGCGGATGAATAAAGCGCTGGAAGAGAACATTGTACGAGCGGTGTTTGATGCCAAGATCCGCAAAGCGATGCTGGCCGAGTTGCGCCAGCGTCACGAGCGCGCCGCCAAAGGGTTGTACTTCCCATTGTCACGCCACGGTGATTATTGGATTGACTTTGCCGATGAGAACGGCGAACGCCAATTTATGATGTTTGAAACCAAAGGCGAAATGGAACTGGCCGCCGAGAAACTGCGTAAGGCGGGCTTTTCTCTCAACTCTGGTATGAAAGCGCAATTTAATGCGGTGCAGAAGGCGTCGCTGCCGTTTGTGGCCGATGTGTTGCAGTTGGTAGAGCAAGCGAACATGCACACACCTGCGAAAGAGTCGCTGAGTGATGAGATTTACCAGATGTATTTGCGCACCTTGCCCGCTCGCTCGATGCGCCGTAACTTCATTCACCGAAAAGGCGTTGCCAGTTTTAGCCAAGATGCGGTACGAGCACTGGCCGACCAAGGCTTTAGACAATCGCGCCAGCAAGCCAGACTCGACCATATGGATATTCTGGATAACCACCTTGATAGCATTCAGAAGTACGTGCATGAGCTACCGAATAATGTGGAAGCCGACCGTGTAGTGGAAGAGCTGAACAAGCGCCATGAATGGGTGCGCAATCCTTCCCGCGCTGGTTGGGCGCAAAAGCTGACCAGCTTAGGCTTTGTGTGGATGCTGGGTTTAACGCCTGCCGCAGCACTGGTGAACTTAACCCAAAACCTTCAAGTCGCCCTGCCTATTTTGGGTTCCCGCTATGGTATGGCGGAGTCTTCCAAAATGATGAGCCAAGCGACGGCGCAATACCTGAAAGCCGCATTTACCCGAAACGGCCCGAAAGGTCAGGGGATATTGGGAAGCGTGCTCAACGGTGGCGAGAAAGAGGCGATGCGCCGTGCGGTTGCGCAGGGCGTGATTGATGTTACGCAAGCGGCAGACTTAGCTGGTTTGGCAGAAAACCCCAACGCGAAGTATTCAGGGACTTGGAATAAAGCGATGAACATCATTGGTTGGGCTTTCCACCATGCCGAAGTGTTTAACCGCGAAGTGACCTATATTGCGGCCTACCGTCTTGCTATGAAGAAACACGGCGACCATGAAAAGGCGATCGCAGATGCTATCAAAGATACGTGGGATAGCCATTTTGACTACTCATCGATTAACCGTGCGCGCTTTATGCAAAGCGATATGGCGGCAGTCGCCCTACAGTTTAAGCAGTACAGCCAGAACATGACTTATTACTTGTGGGCGAACCTAGCCAAAGCGCTAAAAGGGGAGACGCCCGAAGTCAAATCGATGGCACGTAAACAGCTTTTAGGAACGTTGGCCTCGACCTTCTTTATTGGTGGTGCGGGTGCGTTGCCATTGTGGGCGATCACCACGGCGATTGACGCGGCGCAAGAGATTGTGGGTGATGACGACGAGCCATTTGATGCGGAAACTGAATTAAAACGTATGCTGGCCGAAGCGTTTGGTAAAGAGAACGCAGCGTTAATCTGGCATGGCGCTTTACCAAGTATTTCTGGCCGTATCTCACTCAATGATTTGTGGGTGCGCAGCATTAACCGTGATGTGGATGCTTCTACCGCGTATGTGGAATACATAAAGCAAGCGTTAGGACCGGTATTAGGGGCTATTGGTGTTTCATGGGCGCAAGGCTTGTCCGATATTTCTAACGACCAATTTGCTCGCGGTATTGAGCGTATCCCGCCTAAAGCGATTAAAGACGTGCTTAAAACCGCTCGTTACATCAATGAAGGTGGCGTGACGACGAAGAACGGCGACGAGATTGTAAGTGATCTAACGGCCTTTGAGCTGCTTGGCCAAGCGTCTGGTTTTGCGATTGGCCGTGCGAACCTTCAGTATGACGAGAACAATGCGATCAAGAACTACGAGACTTTTGTGGTTAAGCGCCGCCAAAGCTTGATGAATGCCTACTACACAGCGTATCGTCTGAAAGATGGTGAAGCAATGAAATCGGTGATGGTGAAGATCCGCAAGTTCAATCAAACGCAATATGGTAAGCGTAATCCCATCACTACGGAAAGCTTAAGGCAGTCGTTGAAAATGCGAGCTCGAAAGCGGTCAACTTCTCAACATGGAGTGCAGGTGCATCCTAAAATGAATTCACTCGCTGCGCAGTATGATTTCTTCTAG